TGCAAACTGCCATGATGACAAATCATGATCGCAGTCGTAGATATACAGAGTTCGATCAGATGGAGTTTACACCAGAAATAGCATCTGCAATGGACATTTATGCTGATGAAATGACAACATCCTCTACGTTAGAAGATATGATGGTTGTAGAATGTCCTAATGCAGAGATAAAAGAAATATTACAAAATTTATATTACAAAGTATTAAATGTAGAATTCAACCTTTTTGGTTGGTGTCGCAATATGTGTAAATATGGAGACTTCTTTCTTTATCTTGATATTGATGAAGAAATAGGTGTCAAAAATGTTATCGGCCTACCAGGACATGAAGTTGAGCGCCTTGAGGGTGAAGACGAATCAAATCCAAATTACATCCAATATCAATGGAATAGTGCAGGAATGACATTTGAAAACTGGCAAATTGCTCATTTCCGTATCTTAGGCAATGATAAATATGCTCCATATGGCACAAGCGTCTTGGAACCAGCCAGACGTATTTGGAGACAGTTAACTTTGCTTGAAGATGCTATGATGGCTTATCGTATTGTTCGCTCTCCTGAACGTCGTGTATTTTATATTGATGTAGGCAATGTTGACCCACAAGACGTAGAACAATACATGCAAAAAGTCATGACAACAATGAAAAGAAACCAAGTTGTCGATCCAGACACAGGAAGAGTAGACTTAAGATATAATCCCATGTCTATTGAAGAAGATTATTTTCTACCTGTTCGCGGTGGGGCTTCGCAGTCTAAGATTGATACATTGGCTGGAGGCACCTTTACTGGTGACATAGATGATGTGAAGTATCTAAGAGATAAATTATTTTCTGCTTTAAAGATTCCTCAATCTTATTTGGCAAGAGGAGACGGGGCAGATGAAGACAAAACAACTCTCGCACAAAAAGATATTCGTTTTGCTAGAACAGTTCAAAGGCTACAAAGAGCAGTTATCAGCGAACTTGAAAAAATAGGAGTTATCCATCTTTATGTTCTTGGATATACCGGCGATGACCTTATCTCTCATAAACTATTCTTAAATAATCCTTCTCGTATTGCAGAACTTCAAGATTTAGAATACTGGAAAACAAAATTTGATGTTGCAGGTAGCGCTACTGAAAACTTCTTTAGCAAAAGATGGATTGCAAGAAACCTATTCGGCTTGAGCGATGAAGAGTTCTTGAAAAATCAAAGAGAGCTTTTCTATGATAAAAACTTTAATGTTATGTTAGAACAGACAGGTACAGAAGAGCAAGCTGCCGAAGGTGCTGCCGGTGGTGGCGGTATTGGAGGAGATTTGTTTGGTGGCGAAGGTGAGGCCGAGACACCCGCAGGAGGCGGCGAAGCAGGAGCAGAACTTGGAGCAGAACAGCCAGAGCAAGATGTGGACAAATTTGGAGAACCAAAAGATAAACTTCTTGTTACTCCAGGAAGAAGAGAAGACGGCAAAATAACAAGAAAAGACGGCATGACAACAACAATGGCGTCTAAAGGAAAATGGTACAAGCCAGAAGTATCGGATTCAAGAGGAAGTGGTGCAAGAAAAAGAAGTTATTTTGCTCAAGGTGGAGGACAAAAAGCTTCAGGTGGAAAGAGAAACGTCTTAGGAACTGGCGCTCTTGATCTCTTTGGGCTAGGAAATGGTGTTGCTGAAAATTTGGAAAAACAGCAAGATAAGCAACTACTTAGTGAGGAAAAGCAAATTTTTCAAATCAACAAAGAAATAAAAGATTTGATTAAAACTTTAGAAACAAAAGAAGATAAATTCGGAGAAACAAAAGATGAAGCATAATAAAAAAAGAAATACTGCTTTTTTGTACGAAGCGTTAGTAAAAGAACTAACAAAATGCATCGTTAATAAAAACAATGATGAAAAAAATGTTATTGTTTCTATCTTAAAAGAGCATTTTAGTAAAAATAAAATACTACACACAGAATTGTCGCTTTACAAAACTATTCATGAAAGTCGTGAATTAAATAAAAACATAGCAGAAAAAATACTTTTTGAATCAAGAATAGAGTACGAAAAACTTTCAAGAGAAGAAATATTCAAAGAGCAGTCTAGAGTGATACAAAAAATAAATAAAAGTTTATCTTCTAATGTTTTTGCCAACTTTGTGCCAGACTATAAAAGTCTTGCAACTATTTCTCAAGTATTCACAGGAAGCCTGCCAGTAAAAGAACGAGTTTTGTTAGAAGAATCTGTTCTAGATAATATGTGCAAAGAAAAAGAAAAAATAAATGAAGAAAAGATGGTCCCTGTTGACCAACTTGCATTTAAAGTGTTCATGAAAAAGTTTAATGACAAATACGGAACAAATTTAATGTCAGAACAAAAAGAACTTCTTACCAACTATGTCTTGTCGTTTAGCGATAATGGTCTTGGATTAAAAGTTTTCTTAAATGAAGAACTTGGCAGACTCAAAAAAGAGACAAACAAATGTCTTATGTTAAATGAAATTAAACAAAATTCAACTTTATTTGGACACACAAACAAAATTCTTAAAAAGTTGGAACTATTTAAAGAAAAGCAGTTCAATCAAGAAATGCTAGGTGAGTTGTTGAAGATACAACACTTTGTTAGTGAGGCCCAAGCAGATGGTGAGTAAAATAATCTTAAAAACAGATGAAGAGCAAGAATTTGAAATGCCCAAAATGGAAGCACCTCCACAGGAAGAAGTGCAAAAAGAAGCACCTAAACCAGAAATAAAACTTTTCGATAAAAAAGAAGAACCGCCACAAACCATTTCCCTACATATGAGACGTGGTATTGATGGTAGACTTATGATTTACGAGCATGACCATATAGATATTGTGTTTTTACCAGAAAAGAAAAAAGTTGTTGCATTTGCAAAAAGAGATTATTCAGATATTGTCTATGAAACACAAGACAGACTGCTTTCTTTTCTTTCTAAAAAGGGCTTATGTGCCCCAGAGACAATAAAAGGTGGAAACGTATACGGTTCTCTAGAAGCAGATTTGCTTCAGTCTCCCGATGAACGTTTTCCGCTAGAAGAACTTCTCGTGGTAAATATAAAAAAATGGATAGACAGCGAGCAACCTGCTCTAGAGATGAATAGAAAATATCAAGAAGATTTTGTTGATATGCTAACAGATCCAGACGCAGATGACTCGACAGAGCTTGGCGAAGTTCCACAAGACGAGAAAAAAGGAACAATTCCAAGATATGCATCAAGAAGATATGTAGGAGGATGGTGGTAATGAAAATCACTCAAGTAGAGCTAGAAGAAATAATTTCAGAAGAAATAGTTAATGTCGTAGAAGAGGGACCATTCTCTCGACTCTTTAATAAAGGCTTGCAAAAGCTAAAAACAAGAAATGTTGCAAAACAAGACAAAGAAATGGGAATTCAAAGAACTTCGCAAGGGCCAGAAAAGGAAAAGCCTGCTGACAAGTTCATGGATAATAAAACAAAGAAAAATGTGGTAAGAATCGCAGCAGAGATTTTAAGCGATATTGCAAATATAAATATATCAAAAACAAAACAACTTAAAAAGATCGATCCAGAGAGCTATGGAACAGCCAAAGCTCGCTCTAAAATGGATGTAGTAAGAGAAGAAGAAACCCTAGAAGAAGCAACTCCTAAAGAAGTTAAGTTTCATTCTGATCTTATTAATACTGCAATTAAAGATGGAAAAGTTACGCTAGAAGGATTGTTAGATGATATAATTTCGTTATCCAAAACAAATCCTATTGTAAAAGCTATGGTTGGTGTGGACGAATTGGTTGCTCAATTTGACAAAGCAGAAGAGCCAGCACCACAGACTTCAGCAGAACCAGAGGCACCTTCAGAAAAAGGCAGAATGTCTGCCGCTGAACTTGGAGATTATGTGGCGGCGAATCAGCCACAAGATCCAAAAAGACCAACTACTAGACCAGAAACATCGGGGCAGCCAGCGCAAACAATAGGTCCACCTGAATCGCCACAAGGACAAGATATACCGAGTCCAGAGGAACCAGGTGCTCCAGATGTCACAGGAGCACCTCCTGCTAAAGAGATTTCCCCAGAACAAGAACAGAAAGCTAAACAAGCAGCAGATAATATTATGGGACAAATTGCCAACGCTATTCAAGCAGCTCCTGTTAAAAAGAGCGCAAAGAGAAAAACTTATGGATTT